GTGGCCGAGGGCGTCAAGTTCACCCTCCCGCTACCGCTGCTGATGCACCACGACTTCCAGTTGACGGTGGGTCAGGTCACCAGCCTGCGTGTGGTGGGAAAAGCCATCGAGTTCGAGGCCGAGCTGCCCGAAATCGAGGAACCCGGCGCGCTGAAGGAGCGCGTTGACGAAGCCTGGCAGAGCATCAAGGCGGGCCTCATTCGAGGCGTGTCCGTGGGCTTCATGCCGCATTCCAGCACACCCACGGCGACAGGCCGGCGCGTGGATCGGTGGGAGCTGTTCGAGCTCTCCCTGACCCCTGTGCCGGTCAACGCCCGCGCCGGCATCACCGGGTTCAAGGCCCTGCCTGACACCCATCCCCAGCAAGCTCCAGAGGAGAGACCCATGAGCATTGCCAAGCAAATCAAGAGCTTCACCGAGAAACGCAGCCTGCTGGCCGCCTCCATGAAATCCCTCATGGACAAGGCTGGCGAAGAGGGCCGCACCCTGACCCCCGAAGAGGAAGGCGAGTACGACCAGGCCAACGCTGACCTGGCCGCCGTGGACAAGCACCTGATGCGCCTCAAGTCCCTGGAGACCGATCAGGCCGCCGGTGCCAAGGCCATCGCCCCGCCGGCCGGCGCGGCCAATCCCGCCCAGCACGGCCAGGACGCGCGTGACGTCAGCCGCGTGACCTCCTACAGCACCGTGCCCAAGGGTCGCGCGTTCGCCCGCTACGCCAAGGCGCTGGCCATGGCCAACGGCAACCGCTTCGAGGCGGCTGAGTACGCCAAGGCATTCCACGACACCCCGCAGGTGGCCCTGGCGCTCAAGGCGGCGGTCCAGCCCGGCACCACCACCGGCGAAACCTACGGCGCGCCGCTGGCTCCGCTGCAGCACATGGCCAGCGAGTTCATCGAGCTGCTGACCCCGCAGACCATCATTGGCCGCCTGCCGGGCCTGCGCACCATCCCGTTCAACGTCTCCGTGCCGCGCCACACTTCCGGCTCCACCGTGAACTGGGTGGGTGAAGCCAAGCCGGCGCCGGTCTCCAGCCAGGCCTTCGGCAACATCCAGCTGGGCAAGGCCAAGGTGGTCGCCCTCACCGCGATTTCCCAGGAACTGGTGAAGCTGAGCACCCCGCAGGCTGATGCGATCATCCAGGACGAGATGAGCAAGTCCATCGTGAAGTTCCTGGACACCGCCTTCATCGACCCGGCACGGGCCGCAGTGGAAGGCGTTAGCCCGGCATCGGTCACCAAGCAAGGCCAGACTGTCGCGGCCTCCGGGACCGACGCCGCTGCGCTGCGCGCGGACATCAAGGCGGTGGTGAGCAAGCTGCTTGAGAAGAACATCAGCCCGAACGGTTGTGTGTGGGTCATGACCGAAATTCAGGCGCTGTCCATCGGCATGATGCGCAACGCCCTGGGCGGTCCGGAGTTCCCCGGCATCGGCGCGACCGGTGGCGTCCTGGAAAACTTCCAGGTGATCACCTCCAACTCCGTGCCGACCGATGCGGTCGCCGGCACTTCTCCGATCGTGCTGCTCAAGCCGAGCGAGATCCTGGTGGCGGATGAAGGCGGCATCGAGATCGACATCACCCGCGAAGCCTCGCTGCTGATGAGCGATGACCCGGAAAACGACGCCGGCACCCCGGTTAGCCTGTTCCAGAACGGCCTGGTGGGCATCCGCGCCCTGCGCGACATCAACTGGACCCCGCGCCGTGCTGACGCGGTGGCCTCGATCACCGGCGCCAAGTACGCCTAACCGGTAGGGGTGGGGTGGTAATTCACCACCCCTCTGGAGGTTCCATGAAAGAGACCATCAAGCTGCTCAAACCGCTGCTGGGGAAAAAGCCAGTCCAGACCCTGAGCGTGTCCCCCGCGGAGGCGCGAGTGCTGATCGCCATCGGCCACGCCGAGGCACCCAAGGCGCGGCGCGCGTCCGCCAAGGAGAAGTGATGGGCTGGTTCAAGCGAAAGGAAAAGGCCCTGCAGCCGGCCGGCGGTGGACTGCTTGGCATGATCCGCGAGCTGTTCACCGGCGCCTGGCAGAGCGTGACGCCGCTGGAAACCGCCGATGCTTTGCGCGCCAAGGCGGTTTACGCCTGCATCAACCGGATCGCGCAGGACATCTCCAAGCTGGACTTCCGGGCGGTGGGGGACAATCAGGGGGTGGCGGAGCCGGCGCGCTGGCACTGGGCATCGAAGCTGCTGCTGCGCCCTAACCACTACCAGACCCGGATCCAGTTCATTGAGGCCTGGATCGTTTCCCGGCTCATCAGCGGCAACGTGTACGTGCTCAAGACGCGGGATGCGGATGACCGGGTGGATGGCCTGCACGTCCTGCACCCAGGCCGGGTCACCGTGCTGGTCGCCGACGATGGCTCGGTGTTCTACCGGATCAGCGCCGACACGCTGGCGGGCGAGCCCATCGAGCGCACGGTGCCGGCCTCGGAGATCATCCACGACCGCTTCAACTGCCTGCACCACCCGCTGATCGGGGTCTCCCCCATCTACGCCTGCGGGATGGCTGCGGCGCAGAGCCAGAGCATTCAGAGCAGCTCCACGGCGCTGTTCCAGAACATGGCCAGGCCGAGCGGCTTCCTGGTCACGCCGCACAAACTGAGTCCGGATGGGGCAACCCTCCTCAAGACCCAGTTCGACAGCAAGCACAGCGGGAAGAACCAGGGCGGGGTCGCCGTGCTCACCGAGGGCGTGGACTTCAAGCCCATGGTGATGAGCGCGGTGGATGCCCAACTGATCAACCAGCTGCAATGGACTGACGAGGCGATCTGTTCGGTGTTCAGCGTGCCGGCCTACATGGTCGGTGTCGGACCGCTGCCGAATTATTCCAACATCCAGAGCCTGAACCAGCAGTACTACAGCCAGTGCCTGCAGAGCCACATCGAGGCCATCGAGCTCTCCCTGGACTACGGCCTGGGCCTGGAGCGGGATTACTGGATCGAGTGCGACCTGGACGGCCTGCTGCGGATGGATACCGCTTCGCTGTTCGAGGCGAACAACCTCGCAGTGGGTGGCGGCTGGATGAAGCCGAACGAGGCCCGCAGGCGCGCCGGGCTGCCGCCGGTCGAGGGTGGCGACACCCCCTACATGCAGCAGCAGAACTTCGCCCTGGCGATGCTGGCCAAGCAGGCGCTGCCGGCGGCCAAGCCCTTGGAGGTGACCGATGCTGATCAGCCTTGAGCAGGCCAAGCGGCAGCTGCAGATCGACTTCCCGGACCTGGACGCCGAGATCACCAGCCTGACCGAGGAGGCTTCGGCCGTGGTGCTGGCTTACCTGGGCGTGCCGGAGACCGAGTGGCAGGACGAACAGGGCCAGCCGGCGGGCGTGCCCGGGCCGGTAGTGGTGGCGGTCAAGCTGGTTCTCGGCGAGCTGTTCAAGAACCGCGAGGCGGCTGCTGATCCCATCTCGCCGGGGGTTGCCCGGCTGCTGAATCTGGTGAGGGGGCCGGTAATCGCATGAGCATCCCAGCTGGCAATTTGCGGCACCGCATCACCATCCAGAAGAAGGTGGTAACCGGCCGGCATCCGGCCACGGGGACTGAACTCACCGAGTGGGTTGCGCTCTGGGAGGGCGTGCCCGCCGAGGTGGTGGCCCTGTCCGTGCGCGAATTCGTCGCCGCGCAGTCGGTGCAATCAAAGCTGGCCGCGCGAATCCGGATCCGCTGGCGGCCGGGCGTCGATGCCTCGATGCGCATCCTGTACGACGGCCGCATCTACAACATCGAAGGCGTGCTGCCAGACCCTGACTCTGGCCGTGCCTACCTGACGCTGCCCTGCAGCGAAGGAGTTAACAATGGCGACTGATTTCCCCTCATCCTGCTGGTGCGCAGAGCACGGCTTGCTAAAGGAAGGTGAAGGCTGCCTGTACAGGGAGAAACACAGTTGCCCGGCTGTAGAGGGCACTGATGAGGTGATCCCTAAGAAGGGCACATTCCTGCTTCCACTGGATCATCGAATCGATGGCAAGCCGTGCCGTTGCGCAGGATGCAGCGAAGCGAGCCCCCCAAATGGCTGATGGCGTCCAGTTCTCCCTGGCTGGCCTGGAAAGCCTGCTGGCCAAGCTGGAGACCGTACAGACGGAGACCAAGCGCAAGGGCGGCCGGGCGGCGCTGCGCAAGGCGGCGCGCTTGGTGGAAGCGGCAGCCAAGCAAGGTGCGAAGCGGCTGGACGATGCGAAGACCGGCCGAGCGATCGCCGACAACGTGGCCACCCGCTGGAACGGCAAGCGCTTCAAGCAGACCGGCGACCTGGCCTTCCGGGTGGGCGTGCTCAAGGGCGCGGTGCTCAAGGAGGGTGGCGACCCGGCGTCCGGCGCGCCCACCCCGCACTGGCGGCTGCTGGAGTTCGGCACCGAGAAGATGCCGGCGCAACCGTTCATGCGGCCCGCGCTGGAGCAGAACATCAACGCGGCTACCGACACCT